TAGGACTCTCTCTCAATCTTATCTAGCCTGTCCGTAATCTTGTCTAAGCTCTCTCGCATATCGTCAAGCGTGCATGTCAGATTAGTAAGCGTGTCCTGCATCTGCTTGAACGAATTGTTGAGCATCCAGAACAGCGCACCACACGCAACGATGGGGAAACCCACACCATTGATGAGCTGCGTGATGGTGCTAATGTCAATCTCCATGCTTATCAACCCCCTTTATAGCTCCAATCACGAGAGCCAACGATATGCTGAGTGCTGTAAACTCGAACAGGAAGAACTCTTTTAGTCCAATCATTTCAGCGTTACCTCCACGTGCATAGACTCATCATCAAAAACGTGAGTAGGCTGCACGATGGTGCCCGTGTTACCTGACTCAGCGTTACCTTCTGGATCTGCGTACTTGTGCCATGCCTCTTCATCCATGTAGGCATAGTTAAGATCAAGATAGTGTGGGTAACCGTCCAAAAGCCCTTGGCTCGTGAACTGCCATACAGCCACGAACTCCCATGGCCAGCAGCCATCATCGTAGACGATATCATCGTAGCCATGAGCATAGTATGGGTACTGGGCAACCCACAAACCGCATGTCTTGGGCAACTGTGTGCCATTGAACCTTCCAAGCTGAGAAGAGCTGCAATAGATAAGAGGATACACACCACTCAGGGCATGGAGCCTGTCAACGAAGCGCTGGCACCATGTTCCCCAATCGTCAATGGTGTTCTTCTCGATATCGAGCACCGGCACACCTTGACCAAAGTAGTTGAAACAATTGGCATAGAACCACTCGGCCTCTTCCTCGGGCGTGTTGGATCCACCAAATGCAAAGTGATAGAAGCCCCAAAGCTTGTGCATCGTCTTGCACGTCTGAACCCAATAGTCACACGTGGATTCAACGTAGATGGATCCCTCTGTTGCCTTTATCACCACAAAGTTAAGGTCGTTTGACTCGATGACACTTCTGAGGTCTATATCATCCTGCCAGCTGGAAATGTCTATACCCTTGAGCATGTGAGACCTCCTAAAGGGCTATCTTCGCACCAGTACCACGAACGAACTCAAGCTTTCCAGACGTTGCTACCGAGGCACCACCATACATGTTGTAGATCCAAACCGATTCGTCGGTCGGTGAAGTACCAAAGAACGTGAACATGTTTCCACGGCCTGAGCAAAGTAGCTTTCGTCCGTCAAGCGTGGTTGTCAGCATGGCCGTCTCGGGAGTGCTTGACGAATAAGCAACGTTGCCCGTGAGATACACGTCTGCACCGTTCATGAGCGCGACACCACCGACACCCTTGTTGCCAAGCGACACTGAATTTACCGTTGGTGGGATGATGAGCACAAATGGTGTGTCAGTAGCAACCGTTACACCACGGCCACCCTCGGGATGAGCAAGCATGTATGCAGCTGCGTCTAGCGGATAGTGCCAACGATCGGGAGCCACACGGTCAAAGTTCGGAATCTTTGGCTGGTCTGCGTCAATGTAGATCTGCCTTGCTCCCAAGGGCATGACGAAGGGCTCCGTGAAGATGGGATGCGAGATATCCCATTCGAATACCGCATTGACTCGCTTATAGTCCGTGAAGCCAGCAGGTAGGCCAATGGTAGCGTTGTTGTTGAAGTAGACTTTACCATTCACCATTGTTGCCTGTTCGACCTCAGCCGTGAAGACATAACCATACTGCCAGTTGAGACGGTAGCCACCCGTCATTAGTCCAGTGCTGTTGAACATCACGAAATAGCTGCTCTTGCAAGAGATGAATGTGTCAGTCTCGCGGTCATAGCTCATGCCCTGCTGTACCGCTGCCATGTAGTCAGGATTGACGGCATAGCAAAGAAGCGTTTTATCATTAATGTCGCGCGTGCATAGGTAGATAGCGTTGTTGTTCGGTGTGTACCAGAAATGATCATCGTCATAGACACCGAATGCCCAAACTTTGACCTCTCCTATTGCTGCCAAGTCGAAGCTGCGCGACACGTATGGTGTGGAGATGCTCGTAACGTCAATCTCCGTAATCGTGGTGCTATCGTCGGCACCGCCCACGTAAAGATGGCCACTGTCATATGACAGCGAGTTACCATGAGCAAACGTTCCCGTGCATGTACTCACGAGCTGTTGCGTCGATAGGTTGAAGATATCCACCTTAGTGGCAACCTGTCCGCTCACGATTCGTGCAACGGCATAGTATGGTGTGCCGTTCTGCTCGAAGTAGGTACCACCTTGGATGTTCTCGCCAATGGGCACCTCGTACCTCAGAATCGGACGTGCACCCTCAGCCCATATCGTGCTTGGCTTGCTTGCAAGATCGTCAATAGCGGCCTTGTTGTCCTGGATGAGAGTGAGAAGCCCGCTCGGGCTCGTCGCGCCCGTCTGAGCTTCCAGAGCGTCAATGTCAGCGGCATTTGTGGTGATGAGCGTCTTGAGCCCGCTTTCCGTCGTTCCTGCCGTCTGAGCTTCCAGAGCGTCAATGTCAGCGGCATTTGTGGTGATGAGCGTCTTGAGCCCGCTTTCCGTTGTCCCTGCAAGCTGCTCATCCTGAGCTGCATTGGCATTTGTGTTAGCCGTGATGCGGTTGTTGAAGGTCTGAACCTCGTTTCGGTACTGCTCCACCTGAGCATCATAGTTGCCAGTCAAGGCCCAAAATTCCTCTTCAGAAATGTCGATTCCAATGGGAACCGACTGCCGCGACGTGTAGGAATTGCCACGATGCACCACAATGGTTAGTGGCTCATAGGCCCGCTCATCGTCCCACTCGATTGGATCTGCGAACAGTGGCACATATCGTGCGCCGATGTACTGAGTGACTGCCATTTGAAAAAAACCTCCCTTTAGACCAATGAATAAATAGTGTCTCTAATCTTGTCATACATCGCAAAGCTTGAGTCTGAAATCTTTTGTACGGGCACCATGTCAGCGATGAGAGACCCGCTTTCCCAGAACTTCGCGCCGAAGACCTTTTGTTTGCACATCTGTACCAATGACGCCGAAGTGCGCCTACCCAAAAGCGTGAACGTGACGGTATCATTGTATGTCCCAACGGTCGTAATACTAAAGCTTGGTTGTATTTCCGTATCGTCTAGGTATGCCGTCAGATTGGCCTTGTCTGTGCGTATCTTGTGGCGTGACAGCCAATCGCCCGATATGTTTGTGACACGGTAGTGTGTTGCGTCTCCCGCACCCGTCTTGTAGCCCATGCCAAGCCACCAGCCCTCTGGTGTTGTTCGGTTGTGCCAATAGCCGAAGTGGTCACGGTTGTAATATGATCCGTTTGTCTGCATGACACCGAACGTGTTTCCTGACACGGTGGTTGTTTCGCTGCTGTATTCGCTGATGTTAGTTAGTTGAAAATCGACTTCCCAATCCGTCGTTTGCGTTGGCGTGATGAGCGTGTCAATGTAATGGCTACCGTCACCCTCGACAAACTGCGTGCTGCGATATCCTGACGGAACATACCCGTCATAGTGGAAGTCACCAGTTCCAGAGTTGCCATAGAACGAGTTGGTAAACATCTCGTACATGCCACCCGCATTGTCTGAGTTCCTCAAAGCTGGTACGAACATCCTTATGGGAACACCATCATCATAGATGATCACTCTATACACCCTGACACACCCGGGGTCTGAGTAGGTCGAAAGCGATGCGTTTCTGAAAATAGGTATAGGTAGCGTGCCCGTGAATGGCGTATCGTTTCCCGTGAACATGAGCGTTCCGTTTAGATAAAATGCCTTGTCATTGTTCACGTTCGATTGGATGTTGTTCACGAGCTTGTTAAGCGAAGGCCTCTGCCCACTCGCAAGCTGAACGTTGTTCGTGGCAAACCACATCGTGCCACGAGCTTCGCCCGTAGATGTGGAGACGAAGCAACATGAACCCGTTGCACCTGATGAGGTCTCGCGTGTGCCGATGATTCTTGCACTGGCACTTGATGAGACGTAATCGGGATATTGATAGGTAACGTCTATGCCAATGTCCTGATTGCCGTAAACACCTGTGTCTATCCACTGGGTACCCGTGCCCTCGATATAGTCAAGCTCGGTGTAGGCTGCTGGCAGCTTTGCATACCACAAGATATCATGTCCGTTGTGAAGCACGCTCACATTGCCGTTTGGGATGGAAAAGTTATCTATTAGAGAGAAGTCCACGACACACCCCCTATGAGCTGACCACAACGTTCTTTGTTACGGTGGTACCATTTGCTAGCACGAACGTCCAGGCCTCGTCATGGTCGGTAAGAAGCGTTGACACCGTTCCTTGCAACGTCGAAAGATTGCCGTTTGTGGTCGATAGCCCTGATTGCAGCGTGGAAATGTCGCTCTCTGCCGTGACTACTCGGGTGGTGAGAGCTGAAACGTTTCCGTTGGTGGTGGATAGCCCGCTTTGTAGGGTAGAAATGTCACCTTGCGCACTCGTCATGTTAGATTGAAGCGTTGAGATGTTTCCCTCAGCCGTGGTTACGCGAGTACCTAGCGACGTTACGTTTCCGTTGGTGGTGGATAGCCCGCTTTGTAGCGACGTGATGTTACCCTCAGCTGCCGTCATGTCAGATTGCAGCTGTACAACATCTTCCTCAAGCTCCTGCACCGATGCGGGATCCAACGCGGCAACCTCTTCTTGTAGTGTCGCTATGTCTCCCTGCGCTGCCGTCATGTCAGTCTTGAGCTGTGCAACGTCGCTCTCAAGTTGCTCGACCGATGCCGGCTCAAGGGCGTTCACTGCCGGCACGAGCTCGTTGATCTTGTCCACCGCGTCGATGATGGAGCCTCTTACGGCCTTGTTCTTTGGCAATGGTGTGATTTCAGGCATCATGCACCCCCTTGCGAGATGGGCGTATAGATTGTGTGTTCAAGAGCTTCCACACGTGGGACAAGCGTGCTCGCCGTCTCATCGTCATAGCGACCAGTGTTGTCAATGACGCCCGAACCGTCAGCGTCATAGCGCAAGAGCAAGCGCCCATAGTCAAAACGGCCGTAGACCATGCCCGTGTCAAAGGTTATTTCAAACCAACTTTCGGGAATGTATGCGCAAAAGTAACCATTGTCCGTGAGGCCGAAGAAGACCATCTTTGCAAACATGGTGAAGAGAAGGGCAACGTTGTCGTTGATCCATTTTTCCAGCTGTTCCTCGTAGTAATCGAGAAATCCGCTTTCCTTGAAGCTCTCGAAGTCGTTCAAGAGCTGCTCGATGAGCCTGTGGTCAGCGTTGATGTTGACACCAAGCATGTTGGCATATTCACAGATGCGATGGAGTTCCTCGCAAAGCCGCTTGATGCGCTGCTCTTGGCTGATGGAGTCCCAGTAGAGTTTTGGCACCACTGGAGGCCCAGGGGCGAAAGCCGGGTACGGTGGGATAGGAACAGGTTGGCCTAACATCTTTTTCCTCCTTACATGGTCGCTAGAGTGAGTGTGTGGACACACAGGAAGAGCGACTCAAGCTCTTCCAGAATCAACACGTCAACGTCATTGTAAGCCTTGATTTTCTCCGCAACCTCAAGAAGACCCATGTCCCTGATTGTCTCGTATTCCTTGTCGTTTCCGCTCGATGCATAGTCTTGGTTGGATCCACCCAATGCGGTTTGCGGAAACGTTGAGTGAACGTCGCGGCCCTTGTGGTACTCGTCACCTATCGTCAAGACCGAAGCACCATCGTCAATGGCTTTGTAGAGAAGCTTGTACTTTGGCATGATCTCGTTAAGCTTTGCAAGAAGCCTATCCAGCCACCTTCTCACTGGCAAAATGCCTATCTCGCGATACTTGAAGCGGCCCACGAACTTTGCCCATAGCCTCTCACGCTGTTCCTCGCTGTAGGCATCGAACGCGCCCCACGTGCCTAGAATGATTCCTTCAATGATGTGGTTGTCCAAAAGCTCGCCTATGGTCACGGTTACGATTCCGTGCCACTCGTCGCGTCCTGGACTTTGAACCTCGTCCCACTCAAGCGGCTGAACGTCATTCAGACGATGCATCATTTCCCAATACCTCCCCCAGTCCCTTGTTCTGGCCAGTTATAAGTTTCATCGACTTTTCGACATTTGTTAACAAGTTGTAGTTATCGGATGTGTTGTCAGCTCTCCACACGACTGAGACGTTCAGGCCAAAACGGTCATTGAGATAGTCAGCTGCACGCCTGCGCTCCACGAGCCCGCTCATGGCAAGCATCGAGCTCGGTTCGCTCATAGAGCGTACCTCATCCTCAATCATGCGCTCATTCTTGAATGTGATGTTTGATATGCCAAGTAGCGTATATATGCGATTCCATATGTTTTGCTCGGATGCGGTAAGCTCTGCGCCGATGAGCGGAACATCCAGGGCAAGCTTGTAAGGCTCCATCTCCTTGATTTGTGGATTCGCCGTTATCACTGGTGTGCCCGCAACAATGCTTGACAAGATCTGGTCTGCCGAAAGCTCCATGTCATCTGGTACCACGAGCACGTAGGGAAACTTTTGGTAGAAGCGGTTAACCTGTCGCGTCTTCTCAATGTCCACGAGCTCGCGTGCGAGTAGCTCAAGCATGTTCCACAGTGGTGTTCTATTCACGTTGTCATAGACAAGCACACCGTTGTTTGCGTCGCACCTGAAACGCAGCTTGTCTCGGTTGTAGGCTATCCAGCGGATGGGCCTGTCATAGATTCCTAGCTCACTGTCAGTGACACACTTTGCGCAATACCAGAGCCCGCGCTTATCGTCCTTCTTGGGAAATGCTATCGTTGCCCATCCTTGGTAGAAGAGAACCTTTTCAAGGTAGAGTGGATCCACCGTCTTGGGTAGCCCGATCCACTCGTAGCGCGTCATGGCAAGTTGCGCGATGGTGTCTTGGATTCCCATGAGAAGACATGAGTTGTACTCGGGCGTTGCCCAATAGATGGGGCCATTCCAGCCACATGTCATTCGTTTGCTATTCTTGCTCATCGTCTTCCTCCACTTTTTCTCTCATGTGCTCGGTATGCTTCTTGTTAATGGAAAGCTTTACCGACTCCATGAATTTCTTACCCGCGTCGCTGTCAATGAGAAACGGTTTACCCTTGACAAACCCAAACTCGTTTTCCTTGTCCATCATATCCGTCCAATCTTGCTAGGGTCATTCCAAACCGTGATTCCAGCCTCAAGTATGGTTCTCAGCATCCTGTTGCACATGACGTTTGGTGACTTTGACAAGTCCTGGAAAACGTCGGAGGTCTGCCAATAGCATCTGTCCTTGTTCCTCGGACACCAAGCATGCTCGCCCGTCATGTCCCAGAGACCATCATAGCGGTAGCCATAGCGCAAGAAAGCGTCACCCGCCCTGCTCATCGCAGACGCGCTCTCCGTCTTGACGCGAAGGTGGACGTTGCGACCCTGCATCTGCTCGTGGATTGCGTCGCCTGAGTATGCTCCGTGAGGCACGGATGGCTCTACCTCTTGATGGCGAATGGACGATGCAAACGCGAGTTGCGCGTTCTCAAGCGTTGCCTTGGCGTTCTCCATGGCTGTCGATTGCGTGTAGCCCGCGTTGCTGTCACCCGTCCCCTTGGTTCTCGTTGCGTTGGCTTTTGAGGTCGATTGCGATCTTGACGCATTGGCCTTTGCGGTAGCTTGCGAGTTGCTTGCTATCGTGTCTGCTGCGTTTGCGTTCCTTGTCGTAAGGTCTGTGTTCTCTGAATTTGCATTGTTTGCGTTTACATATCCAAGAGCGGCAGCTGCGGCTGCTTTATCATATAGCGCGTCAGATGTAGCACTTACTATTGCTGCCTCAGTCGATGCGGCCATTAGGTAACTAGCTCCTGCCGTCAGTGCGCCACTTAGACCGTTGATTGCTGACAGTGCAGCACCCTCATAATTTCCCGTGTACATGTTTGCCGCTGTCGCGCCTATGCTTTGGCTGGCTATGTTCGACACCTGAGACAATGATGCAAACTGGTTTTGATTCATTGATGCCGCAAATAAATCCTCTTGAAGAGTTAAATCTGTAGAAGCACCATCCGTGGTGTATGTTCGTGCATTCTGCTCGTTAAGGCTGCGATATTCGTTTTGCGTTGTGGCATTCGACCTTGATGCGTTCGTGCTCGTTGTGGTGTTTGCCTTGGCTGTGTCGGCACTTGCATCAGTGTTGGTCTTTGCTGTGTCGGCGCTTGCGTCCGCGTTGCTCTTTGCCGTCGCGTTGCTTGCGTAAGCGTTCTGCTCACCCGTGTTCGCGCTTCTCATGGTGTTCTGATAGGCAAGCACCGCGTTTCGCTTTGCCTGTTCCTCGTCAATTTGTGACGTAAGCGCTGCCTCGGTAAGGGCGTTCAGGTAGAGGGAATAGGTGGGAATGCCGAAGTCAAGAAGACGCGCCGCGAAGTCGGCACCTGGCACGCTCTTTTGCTGTTGCGCGTCGTTGAGCCGCACCCACGTGTAAGCAAGGTCTTGTGCCGTTGACTCAACGTTTGTGAAAGCCACGTCCCATCTGAGCATGGGCCACGTGGCCGACACGAGCTGCTTAACGTCGATTGTGCCATGCGTGTCCTCTACCCTAAGCTCCATCGTCTGACCGGCATCGTCCGAAAGCTCAAGGACTGAGTAGGGCGCTGTGTAGAGCTTGGTGATCTCCGCATAGCTGGAAGGAATGTCAAACATCGACCTTTCCAGCTTGATCGAGCCCACTGATTGAAAGCTTGGCCTACTCGTGACCTCGTAGAGCTTGGCACTGCCTACCGTGTGCTCTGTGCCCAGTGATACCAAGTCCGATGGTATGACGTATGCGGCCTTGACGCTCAGAGCGAAGACGGGAAGCGTGTTGAAGAGCGTGTCAAGCGCACCATGATACATGTCAGCCGTGTACATGGCGTAGTAATAGAGGCCAGAGGCCGTGTCCATGTCAAAGTGGGTTGCTGCGCTTGGCGAGTTCATGCCATAGTATGATTTGCCGTTTGCGGCCCAAACGAAGCCGCTCACCCCGACTTGCTCCCCGTTCCTGGCACCCGTGTCGTAGTAGGTTGGCCCCGTCTGGTTTGCATTCGTCGCTCGCGGTATCGAGTCCAGGTTAGACCTCGGAATAGTCGATGCGAAGACCATCACGTAAAGGGCTGTCGATAGGGGAAGGACGGCGCCGCCCCTTGTAACCATCGTGCCACCAAAATCCACATCGGGCGTGAGAAGGTCTGCGCTGTGATTGATTGGATCTCTTAGGTAATCATCAACGCTCGTGGCATACATGGGCGCATGCCCCCTCGTAAGCATCATCGCGTTGACGCTCAGATGCGGCAGATAGGTTGTCCACATGTCAACCTCAAGCACGAACGTGGTTGTCGATGGTGCCCGATAGATAACGTCAGAGACGAACGCGCAAACCGTCCGAAGTCCACGCTTGCCCTCGTAGTCTATCGGCTCATCATCGGTTAGTTGCGGTATTCGCAGATAGACGTAGTTGTAGAGTAGCGCCACGTCATAGGGAATTGGCAGTGATATCTCATCGAGCTGCGACCTCGCGAAGCCTTGCGAAAGCTCTATAACGTCACCGTCAATCAAACGAAACCATGCGTCGCGCGTGTCCTCGCTCCCCCAGTTGACCACGTGCGAGTAGTCATGAGGCCATGAGACGTTACAGAGCTTTGCCGTGGCCTCGTAGTCATAGCGCCTATAGTCCATGTCCATCTTTATGTCATATGGTCCCACCGTGTCTAGGTAGGGAAAGGCATTGTCACTAAGATGGGGAAATTCCTTGCTCATGTCTTGCCTCCTTATGGATGAAGGGTACCGCAAAAGCGGCACCCTCCAGCACGGCAACATCTGTATTGTAATGCTTAACCAGCCACGGGCGCAATGACGGTATAAGTGCCCTCTGCCGTCTCTGAATCGCCGTTTTCGTCAACATACGTTGACGTGGCCGTGACGGTGATCTCTGTGTCGATGGGCACGGTCGTGCCGACATGCAGGATTCCGAAGCGATCGACGTAGGTATCAATGTCAAGCTGATAATCCTCATCGTCAAGCATGGCGTAAAGCTCGTAGGTACATGCGTCTGGCGCAACGGTAACGGTGGGTGGAACCACGTAGGTCGCGGGAGTGGGCGTGAGCGTTCCTGCAAGCGTGGTCACGAGCGCAAGCTGTCCACCTTGCTCGACGTCACCCGATGCAGGTGAGATGGTGAGACCGGTGACGGCCTCGGTGATCTTGTTGTTGACCGTGCCCTCTTCGGTCGTAAACAGGATTGCAGGCACGAACGGACTTGTCGAATAGAGGCCGATGATGGTGTAGTACCACGTCTCGGTTCGAGTCTGCGGATTGCGGAAGGAATCATTTGAAACTGAGTAGTCGGCACACATCCAGTAATCATCAGTTGTCAGAAGCGCGAATGCACCAGGAATGGGAATCGAGTCAATGAACTGGATTCGATACTTGATTTCGGCCTTATCGAGTTGGAAGACTGAGCTGAGCGTGTCAACGTCAATGGATGCCTTTGCGTCCGCCTCGATATAGAGCACCATTGATGGGAGCTCGTCGGGATTAATCCACGTCGGGATGGTCGCGTCCTTGGCGTTGTAGATGCGTGACGGGATGGTGATCTTGTCAGCATAGGCACGAAGCGCACGAAGGAAAGCCTTGCCAGTGCTCTCGTCAACGGGATATGCGCACTGGTGCTTGTAGTGTCCATGATTGTACTCGTGCTCGGCGATGAGCTGCTTGTAGATGCCATACTCGTCATACTCGGCTGAGTTGTAAGGCACCTTCATGATGGCACTGGCAAGTTGGTTAAGTCCATACTCACCCTTGAAAGCGGCCCTAAGCTCCATCTCATTAATTGAGATGGGATATTGGTCGTAGCGGTTCACGCTATGGTAGGCAACCTGCCCATCAGGACGATAGACCTTGAGAAGATTGGTGATATCATCCACACGATGGCCCCAATCGTCCTTGTAGGCATGGGCCTTGACGAAGTCCAGGGCAATCTCCTGAATAGTCGTACCATAGAGAATGTCCTCGCGCTTGCGCTTAAGCGGGTTTTTGAAGTCCTTTTGGTGGACTACCTCGCCAGCGATGCGGTTCACGAAGATGTCCATGAACTCGTTGAGGTACTTTCGATTCATGGGCTTGAAAAGGAACTTCGATACCTTGTCAATGCTGTGCTGTGTCACGTCGGGCACTCGCTGCTGGTAGTCGTTCGATGCCTCAATCATCGCGTTTGCAAGGATTGTAGTGTTATCAACCATATAAAATCACTCCCTAGAGAAGATCCAGGCTGTCAATGCCCAGAAGCTCATCAATCTTTTCCTCAGTGCCCGACTCGATCTCATCGGGCGAAACATCGTCGGACACGAAGCCGACACCCTCAACGTCGGATAGGCCCATTGCGTCAAAGCGTGCCGTCATTGCCTCGAAACCGCTCGTGATGGCCTCCATCACATCATCGAGACGCCTTGCGAGCCCGTCGTAATCGTCGGTGCGCTGCTCGGTTGCCTCCTCGTCGGTCTCTGGCTCCGACTCCTCGGCTACCTCATCGCGTTCCTCATCGACTTCCTCAGTGGTCTCCTCGTTCTCCTCGTCCATTGCCTACCTCCTTTGTGTAAGAAAATGCCCTAATGGGCGCTTGTGCGGCCATTAGGGCGATTATAAGACAAGATGTTAGACTTTTGCACATGAAGACGCATTACCACATACGCCACGTCGCTGGCCCGTTCCTCACGGTGGTTCTCCAGATCTGACGCGATCCCTCCAGGCTAAAAGGCACCTCGTCTGCGTCTATCTTATCCCATAGAGCGAGAGCGCTTCAAGGAAGCCCGCACGTGTTGCGTGATCTGTGTATTTGACGATGCCGGCATAGTAGAGCGACACGAAGCCCTTAAGCGACTTTTGAGCCCTCTTCGCAAGGATGTAGTTGGGCCGTGCATCGTCTGACGTAAGCGCATAGACGGGAGCATTGTCAGTGGACTTAGGCAGTCGGGGTGCCACGTAGTAATAACCCTCTCTCATGTCCATCCACACGCCAAATGTCCGTTGCTTGTATACGATGCCGAAGCTGAACCTTGCGCCCTTCGGAATCTCAGAGAAATAGTCAGCGTCAAGCGTGGCAAACTCGTTGAGGTTTGCGCTCTTTGCGTCGGCACTGTCAAGAAGCCCGCTTGCTACGCTCATGTTTTGTCGCTCTGCCCACTTCTCGTCTGGTGGGCCATACCACAGGAGGCACTTCTTGTTGTAGTGCCATGAGAAGCCGTATGGGGGCACATCACGAATGCCGAAATGCTGTAGCCACGGACACGTTAGGTCTACCGCATTGCCAAGGATGTATAGTCGTGGCCTGTCCTCTGGCCTCGTGTTCGGCCTCTCACGTGAAACGCTCGTCATGATGGAGGCAACCGCACCAATCTCGCCCGGTAGGTAGTCGTGATAGCGTGCCCCTGGCAAGCTCTTGTCTATGAGACCCTCATCGAAGATGTAGCGCTTCACGGGCTTGAATGAGTTTGAGCGTCTCTTGATTGATTCCGCGTCATTGAGCGCAAGAAAGTACCCTAGCACGTCCCAAGATGGCTTCTCGTCCTTGTCCTTTGGCCTTTTCGCAATGTATGCGTGCTTGCCCCGTGTCTCAAGAAGATGCTCCCGTATGTAGCGATCGTCTGGTAGCTCAGTGTAATACTTGGCAAAATAGTCTTGTTGCAGCTTGCCGTCACCCTGCAGGAAGTCGGCAACCCTCGTCAGCTCGACAAAGCGCTTGCCACGGTTTACGTAGTCCTTGATGCATTGGTGCCGAAGACCGAAGGTCTTGCCCCTCGTCCTCGCGTCAATGACGATGGTATAGGGCGCGTCGTAGCTCATGATGAGCGGCCAGTCAATGTAGCCATCCTCTGTGTATGCGAGTCTCACGGTTCCATTACCTCCATCCCAAACTCAGTCTGTTGATAGATCATTGGCGTTGCGTTTCCACTCTCGTCAAAAGAAACATCGCAGACTCGCTCATACGTGTCAACGTCACGGCCACACACGTCATGAAGCCACGCGACGTTTGCAAGGTTCACGTTTTTGAGCGTGTCGCCCATCTTTCTGTTGGTCGGGTGAAGGGCTATTGCAGCGTGCGTGCAAACGTCCATAGCATCACCCTTGTAGTCGGTCACGGTTCCATGAAACATGTCGGAGAAAAGTGGCTTATCATGCTCAAGCGCGTGACAAATGGCATTCGTGTAGGTCACGTTATAGCCAAGTGCAAGCGGCAGCAGCCTTTCCCATGACCAGCCCGCACCGTGCATGTCAGCAAGCCACGTCTCAAGCGTGTAGGCCCCAGATGGCCGTGACAGCCCCGCGCACGTGACATGTGGCTCGCCCTCTTCGGTGACGGATATCCTAGCCTTGTTCCATGCCTCCATGTGCCACCTGTAAAACTCTGATTTGGATCCTTTTGCACGCTCTATCTCGAAGCAACCAACGTTATCAAGCGTTGACGCCTTGTCTGGATGCGTCTTTCTAAGCCTTGTCATTGAGAGCGATATTGCGCCTGTTATGGCCTTATGAAGAGGTTCCAGTGCGTCGATAATGTCAGATGAGGTCACGTCGCTGTCACATCTCACCTTTATCGAGTCAGTATCACCGCCACACGCGCACACACGGTTTCCGAAACGCTCCCACAGAAGCATCATCGCTATCACGAGCTGCATGCGAGAGCCACCGACGATACGAAGCCCATATGGGTAGAGAACCATGGGATGTTTGATCTCTTCGCTTCTCTCATCGAAGTTCTCGGGCGTTACCTTTGTCTCTTGATTGACCTCAAGCTCAGCGTTGGTCTCTACCTCATACTCTGGCTTCATGAGGTTTTGCGCCTGTGTGCCATAGATGCCGTTGAATGCACCCTTGACAGTGGAGGCGTACCAGGACGTTAGGAAGGAAGACGAAAGCTCACCACTTCTTGCAAGATCAGCAATTGAATATGGAATAGATCTAGGTATGTCACGTGCATAGGGCGCACCTTCGACATAGTTGGCATCCATTACCTTTGCATCGTTCTTGCGCTCGAAGAGGATGTTTGATTGCAATGTCACGTAATCGGGAGGCCAAATGCTGCGAATGGTGCCTTCACCCTCAAGGGGCTCGTACTCGTCCCATTCGTAGACCTGTAGCATGCACCACCACTCAAGCTCCGAAACATGTACAACACATTCATCTGCGCTCATGAGCTTACCAAAAGCGAACGTCGCGCCTACGCACGAGTCACCGAAGCCACGAGCCCTAATGTCATCCTCTGACGCAATGTGTCGCATGTTGTCCGTCCCATCATCTGAGCGTGCCACCTTGCGCGTAAACTTTGCTTGCGACAGGATCCCTATTCCCCACACGTCGAAGCACGTTCCCTTCTTGATGCGAAGGTTCCTTATCCTGACGCTCATGTGAAACCAGCGCTGAAATGGGTAAGCGTATCTATTGAGCACGTCGGCTAGCGAGTAGCGGGAAATGTCATAGAGCCAAAGCCTCATGTGCCTCTTCTCAAGACGCGCAAAGCCGATAGGCACACGCCGGCCATTGAGAAAAGCGTGATGTGCGCTCGTCTCGTCAATGGAGCACACATGGTTAACGACCGTGCTTGCGACGCTCGCGGCCGTGAAGGTAAGGCCACCGCGAAAGCAAGCAAGTCGCATTGCGTAGCTCTCATAGTCCTTTGGTTGCTCGCGCTTGCAAAGGAACTCGAACGCCACAGAAAGACGCAAGCGCTTACCCTTCGCGGGAACTGTGATCTTGCCAATCTCGTTTTTTGCCATCTGCCTGACAAGTGAGGTCTTGGTTATGACTTGCACGCCTAGCATGTTTGGGCTAAGCCACTCGTTGGCATCGCAAAGGTAACGAAGATAAGCCGGTATCACCTGCACGTCACGCCTCGCATAACCAAGTTCCTCTTTCGTTAGCTCAGTCCTTGGCGTGCGCACGAGCTCATAGTTCCACTCGCCAAGAAGCTTTGACACTCCGCACGTGACGCCCATGGCCTTGAGGCCCCTCATCTCTAGATGGTATGTGTCCCAGAACCTAAGCACGGTCTTGCCACCTAGTTGCAGGTCAAGCGTATAGATGTTGGTTGATGATTGGGCATTGACTTCCATCTCATAGGTGTCATGGAGCCTGAAAAGGATCGTCTGTAGGTCAAAGATGGCATTATAGAGGCACACTATAGGAATGATGCCCGCCTCAATGCCCGCGTGAACGATGCCGTCAATGTGCGAGATGGCCGATTCCTCGTCACGGTAGAAGTCCACATGCTCGCGCGGATCGTCCAGGACATACTCACTCATGGGCACCTGCGATACGTCGTTGAAGATGTAGAGTATCGGAAAGGCCACCGTATGGCCGTCGCGCTGCTTGTAGTTAGTTGTCTCGGTATCGAATATCGACCAAATGCGATATTCGCGAGTCTTCTTTGTTGCCGTCATATCTTGTCTACCTGAGCGTCAAGATGCCCATTTTGTACACGTCGTAAGGAACCTCTGGGCTTTCATAGTCGGCAGGGTCGTTTAGTTCAGTGGTGATGAACTCGAAGACATAGGACAAGTCCCCTGCAACATCCTCAATGTCCAGTCCCTTCTTTTTCTTGAGCCACTTTTCAAAGTCCTTTGAGTCTGAGTTCTCAAAGAAGTAGAAATGATCAATGACGCGCTCGTATCGCTCGTTTCTCGGAACGTCAACACCCTCGGGCCATAGGCCCTTGACCGCTATCCAGAAAACATCCTTTTGCCTTTGTGTGATTGAGCTGTCAGCGTCCTTTGTCCCAGCCGCATTAAGCTGTTGTTGTATGATGAGGTTTCGCCTATATACACCCGATTTACCATAAGATGCACCCTTGGTAAGTTCGCGCACCTTGCCAAGCCTCTGCAATGCCTCGTCACGATCCTTTTGCGACTTGAGTCCATATGCGCTGTCTGCGTGCTTGCGAAGCGACTTTGCGAATGACTCCATCTGCTCACGTATGCCCTCTGGCTGCTTCAATGCCTGACGCTCAAGGCTGTCAGCCTGTCGTTGTAGGCGTCTTCTAGCGTTGTATATCTCGTCAGATTGTCTCTTCTTGCGTGGTTGTCTGACTGTCTGCTGTTCTGTCTGCTGTTGCGCTTTTGCCGGCTTGTATTGCCTATAGAGATTGTCCAGCTGCTCGATAGTCGCACCAGATCCAGCTCGTGCCACGTCACGAAGCTTGTTTGCCGTGGCAAGGTCACCGATGCGCTCAATCCTGTCAGCTTGTCTACGGACACGCCTACGCGCGTTATGAACATCATCGCTTGGTCTTCTTGCCCTTGCCATGGCTTTACCTCCTATTTCCTAATGGGCATGACGAGCCCATAGACGTGGAATTGCTTATCAGATGCGGCCATCACGACAGGCGCATACGAAGCACAACCAAAGTCAATCCTAACGTTTCTATCCTCTGACAAGATCATGTCGATTGTTCTTGTCAATTGAGCTAGGTACCTAGCGTCTACGTACTTTGCCTTTGCTGATTGTGGCATTCGGCTCTTGTAGGTATCAGCAGTCAAGTCAAGTAATCTATTGATGGCACTGTCACTAAGTATGTCACCACCTGCAAATGGTGATACGCTGCATTCGGGTACCTTGAACTCGACACCTTTGCCAAGGTTTGCAAACTCTGTCTTGGTGAGGTACCAAAACATATCCTCACGGTCGTTTCCCCACGTCTTGGGCTTAGGCCATTCGCACCTAACCAAGAAGTAGCTGTCACTGTAGGTAAGCGTGAAGTCGTAGGCCGTCACCGCAAGACGAACAAACTCAGCGTACCGCTGGGTGGATTTTGCCGTGTGCTCCTTCATCGGTAGCCGCTTGAATGCTCGATAGACGCGCGGTGGTATGGTTATGAAGTCATGCATGTTTTTCATCTCCCGAATAAAAAGGGCACCGCACCATTGATGCAGTGCCCCATTGGTAAAGATCCTGCGTGGAGCTAGTCCATCGGAATGACAGACTTGAGCGTGTTGCCATTGTCTAGCTTTTGCTCGACAACACAGAGCGTGAGAAAACCCTTTTCGGTCGAACGGCCGCAATCGGGATACATCTGCTTAGACAGAAGCATCTGTGCGCTGCTTGCGATGCCATTGGATTGGGTCATGAGAGAACGACCATCGGCAAGCAGGAAATACGTGTTGATGCAGGGAACGTCGGGCATTCCCTCTACACGAGAGCGACGAGTTCCAGGTGTCTGGAAAATGTCAACAACATCGAATGCTTCTCCAGGCGTGACGGCCTTTGCGAGTGACACGGAAGCGCTGAGCGCCCTGAGAGCACGGTTCTTCTCGGCAGGGCTGTTGATGGTGATGGTTGACGGAAGCGAAGCGTTGTTCTCAGTCGTGGTTGCGAGTTCGTTTGTCATGATCTTGGTTCCTTTCTAAAAGACTTTCTTCTCTAAAATGTACTCTTCAAGCTTCTTTGGGTCTGTCCTCGGTTCGCAATACTGCCAGAAGTCCCAGAAGTCCATCGACACAAGTTGCGAGTATACAATGGTGTGAGTGATCTTGATGTGATAGCCGGGGGAAATCTTGTTGAACGCCCTGGTTGCCCTCTTGGGCGTGTACTTCCCAACAAGCGTATCCTTGAACTCACGACTCTTGCCGTTGCTCTCGTTGAGCTCATATCCCTCACAAACGGTGAAGGTAACTGTACGCATGATGCGTCCAGACCTACCACTCTTGCCAAAGATGTTGTACTTATCTGCCACATTGTTCACCCCCTCTCCTGATATCGTGAAGCCTACGAACAATGAAATCATAAGAATGTAAAACCACATTGTCAACCCTTTTCAATACGCGGAACTTGTGATAACATAATACACGCAATTGAAGGAATTGCAATACATATTTTGGAGGTTAATCAATGGCTAAGTCAACCTACGAAATTCTCTTACATCACTTCAAGAACTACTATAGAAAGATGCAACTCATGATTCACATGAAATACACTGAGGCTGCACGGGACAACCTCAACAAGATGTATGCCATTGCATCGGTAATCTACGACATGTACCCCGAAGACATGGGCATCATTGACGCTTACACGTTGAAGGCTGAACAGATCTTCATTGACAGTTTGGAGTAGCCAACTAGCACAATATTGGCACTCGTCAGCCTGGATGCCCCTCGGCCGGTTCGGTCGGGGGGCTTCTCTTGTGGGCTCAGGGGGACAGCTTT